GATCTTTTGCTTCATCTGTTTTAGTTAAGTCACAAGTTGCAATACTTGCGATTTTACAAGGTCATGTATCAGAGCATATTTCTTTAGCTGCAAGAGCTCAGATACAAGCAGTTGTTCAACAACAGTTGATGCAAATCGCACAGCAAATGGGAGGGCAAGTTCCACCACAAATTGCACAACAAATACAAAACGAAGCAGAGTCGCAGATATCACAGATCATTGCAGTCTTGACAAACAAAATGGTGCAAGAAGAACAGGAAGGTTTGACACAACAAGGTCAAGATCCCATTGTTGAACTCAAGAATAAAGAACTTGAGCTTCGCGGTGCAGAAATTCAACGTAAAGCACAAGAGTCAATGATGCAATTTCAAATGGATCAAGAAAAACTAAAACAAGATAGAGAGTTGACAGAAAAAAAGATACAATCTAGTGAAGACATGACTGAGTATAGGCAACAAATGGCAATAACACGTGACCAATTGAAGAGGAGACAGGGGTAATGGTACAACAAAAGCTCACAAGACAACAAATTCAACAGTTACAACAACTTGTAAAGAAACAAAGTCGTAAAAGAAGGCTAACACCTGCTAATTACATGAACAATTTGATGAAAAATGTTGTACAAATGAGGGCAAATGGGGGAAAAATGTCCGTTGAGAAAGCTTTTAAAGAAGTTAAAGACAATCCACCTAAAATTTTAAAGAAAACAGCAAAAAAACATGGCAAAAAAAGAGCACAAAAACAAAAAGTTGCAATCGCCCTCTCCAAAGCAGGAAAAACTCGTCCCAAAAGGACTTAAATATCAGTTAAAGGCGATTACACCGGAGCAAATGGAAGATTTGCAGACCGTTATTCGTGATCAAACTAACAATAGCCTCCAATACATCACAGAAGAGTTCGATCCGTTGATCGTTGCCAGTGCATACCTGTCAATAGTCCGACAACTCTACATGTTGTACTTAAATAAAGACGAAGCTGACGCATTATTTGAGTGGGCAAAAATGAATATGGACCCAGGCTTTAAAAGGAACGACTTGCATTAGAATAAAAATAATGTAATTTTTTTATATGACAGGTGATATGAAAAAACTTGGTGGATCAGGAATGCAAGCACAAATACTTGACATTCTTAAAAGGTCATTCGAAAAAGGCACTCTTCCTAAATCAGCATATGACAAGGCAGTTAATAGTATTCAAAAAATTGAACCAAGAATTAATGATATGAGAGATGCAAAGCAAATGAAACTTCTTAAAGGTGGGGGACTCTCAGAAGCTACTGCTAAATTAAAAGCTCAAGGATTAAAAAAAGGTAAGCAAGTAAAAAAGAAGAAGAAAAAATTTCCAGACATGGATGGTGACGGCAAAGTAACAATGAAAGATATTCTTATTGGTCGTGGTGTCATTAAAAAAGCTAAGGTCGGTATGCAAATGAAGGGCACAAGTCCTCTCATTAAAAAGAGAAAGTAATGAGTAGACCAGGTTTATACGCAAACATACATGCTAAAAGAAAGCGTGGTGGTAAAATGCGTAAGAAAGGTGCCAAAGGTGCACCTAGCGCAGCTAACTTTAGAAGAGCTGCTCAAACAGCGAGGAAAAGATAATGGCTGGTAAATCAGGTGGTGTTTTATTAGACAAACTTAAAAAATTTGACAAAAAATTTGAGAGAGCAGTAAGAAATATATTTATAGATCTTGGGTTAGAAAAACGAGATGACAAAATTGATGGTCCAGATCCAAATCGTTTTACAGGTTTTGATGACTACCTTAAAAAAAAATCAAAAGGTGGGCAAATTAGAGTCGGCGTGCAAATGAAAGGCACGAGCCCACTAATAAAAAAAAGGAAGGGGAAAAAGTAATGGACAAAGCTACAGATAATAATACTGTTATTGACGGTAAAAAAGTTCCTTACAAGTCACCTGCAGTTGACCCTGCAAAGTCTAAAACTCAAGGTCAAAAAGCAGTGCAAGTAAAGAAGAAACCATTTAAAGGAGTATTCTAATGGATATGATTAAATCCCTAAAAGCTAAATGGGACAACCTAAATAAAAAAGGAAAGATGTTAGTTGGTGGAGCAGCTGTTGTTGTTATCTACTTAATAGTCACTAATGTTTAATCTTTTATTAGGTCCCCTCTCAAACTTAGTTGGTAATGCGGTCAAAGGTTTTGTCGAGACTAAAAAGGCAAAAGCTGAACTAGCATTAACAGAAATCAAAGCACAGAAGTCTCTCAAGGAACAGCAGATCGCGGGCAAAATTTCGTGGGAGGCCAGTGCGGTCGATCAAATGAAAGGCAGCTGGAAAGACGAGCTAATTTTAATATGCCTGTTGGTTCCGGCGGTGGCCGTATTTATTCCTGGATGGACTCCACATATTAAAGCAGGGTTCGAGGCTTTACACTCACTTCCTGATTATTATAAGCATCTCTTATATATCGCCTGTAGTGCGAGCTTTGGAATCAAGGGAGCAAAAGGTGCGATGGGCCTTATCACTAAAAAGAAATAGTGGATATATTTCAATTATTCACTGTCTTCAAAAAACAAATAGAAGAAAGAGAAGCAGATCTATTAGAGATGTTAAGTTCTGGTGTCAAAGACTGGGATGAATATAAATATTTGACAGGTAAGTTAGAAGCACTAAGATCAATTAAATCAGAAATGCAAGAAACAATGAAAAGGTTTGAAGAAAATGAGTAAACTAATATTGCCTGATTATTTAGGTAAAAAAGAAGAGAAAGCCAAAGAGCTTTCAGATATGCAAAAGCTTCCAAAGCCAACTGGTTGGCGAATATTAATTATGCCACATACAGGCATAAGAAAAACAAAGGGAGGTGTGCATCTTACGGATAAAGCTCAAGAAGAAATACAGCTTACAACTAATGTAGGATTAGTCTTGAAAATTGGTCCAGATGCGTATAAAGATAAAGCAAGATTTCCTGAAGGTCCTTGGTGCAAGGAAAAAGATTGGGTTCTTTTTGCCAAGTACGCGGGCTCAAGGATTAAGATAGATGGGGGTGAACTAAGACTTCTAAACGACGATGAAGTTTTAGCAGTGGTTGAAGATCCGGAAGACATATTACATGCAACATATAAATAGACTCATGGAGGTCATGACCCATGCCGGAACAAAAAATGGTAGATATAGATACATCAGGCAATCCTGTTGATGTAGATATAAAAGAAGAGCAGAAACAAGACGAAGTAGAAGTACAAGAACAAGAACAGGAATCTTCCGTTCGTGAAGTTAAATCACAACAAGAAGAGCAACAATCCAATGAAGAAGATTTAAGTGATTATTCTGATGGCGTAAAAAAACGTATTGATAAGTTGACTGCAAAGATGCGGGAAGCTGAAAGACGTGAAAAGGCAGCCATTGAATATGCTGATGGTCTTAAAAAACAATACACAGATTTAGATAAAAAATACAAAGACCTAGACACAGGTTATCTAAATGAATTTAAAAATAGAGTTGAGATTTCAAAAGCAGCTTTACAAGACAGGTATCAAAAAGCTGTTGCCGATAATGATGTTAAGGCTCAGGTCGAAGCGCAAGAAGAACTCACTAAATTAACAATAGACTCAGAGCGTCTGAGGGCTAGTGAAGCAAAGAACAGTGCTAAGGCAGAAGAGGGAACTGAGGTTAAAACACCAGATGCTCCTAAAGCTCCTGCACCTCCACCTGATCCACGTGCGGAAAAATGGGCTACAGATAACTCATGGTTTGGGAATGATGAAGCCATGACTTACACAGCTATATCAATTCACAAGAAACTTGTGGGACAAGAAGGATTTGACCCGAAGTCAGAAGAATACTATAGTGAGATCGATAAACGCATGAAAAATGAATTTCCTCATAAGTTCGAGGCTGAAGCGAACAATACATCTGCTGATGACAGACCCGTGCAGGCTGTAGCAAGCGCAAATCGTTCGTCTTCTAAAAATGCACGCAGCAAGACCGTGAGACTCACACCCTCACAAGTCGCTATTGCTAAGAAACTCGGTGTGCCACTAACAGAGTACGCAAAGTACGTTAAACAAGGAGGTCAGGCATGACAACTAAAACCTCAAGATCTGCTGACACGCGAGACAAGTCTCAGCGTAAACGTGTTTGGCAGAGACCGTCATCACTTGATGCACCCACTGCGCCAGATGGTTATGTCCATCGTTGGATAAGAGCAGAAGTTCAAGGATATCAGGACACTAAGAATGTAATTAGCCGTTTACGTGAAGGCTATGAGCTAGTAAGAGCGGACGAGTATCCTGACTGGCAATTACCAACAATTGAAGATGGTAAACACGCAGGGATCATTGGAGTAGGTGGCTTATTGCTGGCTCGTATTCCTGAAGAGCTCATTAAGCAACGTGATGCTTATTATAATGGTCTTACTCAAGATCAAATAAAAGCAGTTGATAATGATCTATTAAAGGATGCTCACCCCAGTATGCCAATCAGTAAACCTGATAGGCAAAGCAGGGTGACTTTCGGTGGCTCACAAAAGACTGAATAAGTTTTTTTACAGGCCATTGTTAGTTACATTTATTAACTTTACTTTTAAGGAGTAAAACAATGGCAAATCAACAAGGCAACTTTGGATTTCGTCCAGTGCTAATGAAGGGTTCCGCTTATAACGGACAAGGTCAACAACAGATGACCATCGCTAGTAACGAAACGAACTCTATTTTTATGGGAGATCCTGTCGTGCTAAATGCAAACGGATCAATCTCTCGTGGATCATCTGCCGGTGCTGAGCTTGTTGGTATTTTTAACGGTTGTTTCTACACAGATCCAACATCACAAAAACCAACATTTTCAAACCACTATCCAGGTGCGATTGTAGCTGACGATATAGTTGCAAACGTAATTAGTGATCCTGATGTCATTTTCGAAGTCAAAGTAGACGACGCAAATGGTGGACGAGCACAAGTTGGTTCAACAGCTAACATCGCAACATACGCTGCAGGAAATACCAAATCAGGTATTTCAGGCGTATCATTAGATGGTAGTACGTTTGCAACCAGCAACGCTTCTAACTTCGCTGTATATGATCTTTCAACAGATCCTGATAACAGCGACTACACTGTAGCTAACGCTAACATTCTTGTTAGAATTAATAAGCATCAGTACACAGATACAACAGGAGTATAGACCATGGCGATATCTAGAAGTCAACTCGTTAAAGAGTTAGAACCAGGTTTAAACGCACTGTTTGGCTTGGAGTACAGTAGGTACGAAAACGAACACGCTGAAATTTTCGATGAGGAAACTTCAGATCGTGCATTCGAAGAAGAAGTAATGTTAGCTGGATTCGGTTCCGCACCAACAAAAGCAGAAGGTGCTGGCGTATCATTTGATACAGCAACCGAAGCGTTTACGGCTCGTTACACACATGAAACAGTTGCATTAGCTTTTGCAATCACAGAAGAAGCTATCGAAGATAACCTCTACGATAGATTAGCTGCTAGATACACAAGAGCTCTTGCAAGATCAATGGCAAACACAAAACAAGTAAAAGCTGTTGATGTTTTAAACACAGCTTTTGCTGGTGCAGGTGCTGCAGGAACTAATCCTGGTGGTGACGGTGTATCACTTATTAATACACAACACCCATTGGCACAAGGTGGTCTGTTATCAAACAGATTAGCAACAGATGCTGACCTTAATGAAACTTCATTAGAGCAATCCTTAATTGACATCGCTGCATTCGTAGACGAGCGTGGATTAAAGATAGCTGCTCAAGGTAGAAAACTTATAATTCCAAAAGAATTACAGTTTACTGCTGACAGACTGATGGCTTCTGCATTAAGAACAGGCACAGCTGATAATGACATTAATGCAATTAAGAACATGGGTATGATTCCTGAAGGTTATGTAGTCAATCATTTCTTAAGCGATATTAATGCATTCTTCATCAAAACTGACGTACCGAACGGATTAAAAATGTTTAACCGTTCACCAATCAGAACATCTATGGAAGGTGACTTTGATACAGGTAACGTAAGATACAAAGCTAGAGAGAGATACTCATTTGGTTTCTCAGATCCTAGATGTATTTTCGGTACA